CGCCTGCGCCGGCGCGGATGATGACGAGCGCCGTCCCGTTCTTAATCCTGTTCTTAGTCGGGGTCAGTTTTGCCGAACGCTACTGGGTCAATTTTGGAGCGCGCCGAAGCGCTAGGGCGAGGCGAGATCATTGTGCTCCGCTACGCTGACGATAGTGTAGTGGGCTTCGAGGCGGATGGGACGGCGCGAGCGTTTCTGGAAGCACTCCGGGAACGGCTCGCCAAGTTCGGGTTGACGCTGCATCCTGACAAGACGCGCTTGATTGAGTTTGGCCGCTATGCGGCTGAGCGGCGGCGCAAGAAGGGGCAGGGCAGACCGGATACGTTCGACTTCCTTGGGTTCACGCATTGCTGTGGAACGGACCGACAAGGTAAGTTCCAGGTCGTCCGGCTGACGGCCAAGAAGCGTATGCGTGCCACGTTGACCTCGATCCGGAAGACGCTCTACCAGCGACGGCACGAACCCGTGCCGGTGGTTGGTGCATGGCTTCACCGGGTGCTGAATGGCTACTTCCAGTACCACGCAGTTCCGACGAACCTGTTGCGATTGACTGGCTTCCGCGCCGAAGTCTGCCGCGCTTGGCGGCAGGCTTTATTACGCAGAAGTCAACGGAGCCGGCTCAACTGGACCCGTTTCAATCGCCTCACTCGTAAGTGCGTGCCGCCATGCCGGGTTCTGCATCCGTATCCGGAGGAACGCTTCTTCGCGTCACGACCTTAGACAGGAGCCGTATGCGGTAACTCTGCACGTACGGATCTGTGCGGGGGGCGGTCAGAAATGACCGTCCCTACCGCGACCGGACGAAAAGGAGCGCTGGCGCGCCCTGCTCCGGAGAATCTTCTGGTTCTTCTACCCGCAACCGCAACCGCCAGGGTGCTCGGTCAGCACAGCCAACCCACTTTCAGCAGGTTAACCGCCGAATTTAGATTTATCCACGTCAAACATCGAAAACTTTGTTATGTTGTGGTGGTGTCGACCGAGAGGTGGTCGCCTAATCGCATCAAATCGAGACGGATGGCATCAAGTAGTGCCTTCCAGCTTGCCTCGATAACATTATCCGATACACCCACCGTTGCCCAGTTTTGATCGCGATCTCGCCACTCTATCAACACCCGAACCTTAGCATCAGTACCTTTCTTCGAATCGATTACGCGGACTTTATAGTCGGTTAACTTGACTCTTGCTATCTCAGGATAGAGTCCGAAGAGGCATTGTCGTAAAGCAAGGTCAAGCGCATTGAAGGGCCCGTTGCCGCCAGCCGTTTCGGTATGCAAACCGTCGCCTGTTCGCAACGAAACGGTCGCGACTGTCGACGCCCGCTCGTCACCGTGCTGTAACTTCGTGGATACCTCAAATGACTCTAGCTTGAAAAACTCCATGCCAGGCTGCAGAGCCTCGCGGACTAGCAACTCAAAGGTACCTTCGGCTGCTTCGAGTTCGTATCCTTCGTATTCCATCTGCTTGATCTGCTCAAGCAACTGTAGCCGTTGTCCGTCCGTCAGACGAAGCTCCAGACCCTGCTCTCTTACCTTGTAAAATATATTTCCTCTGCCAGACATATCGCTCAAAAGAACACGCTGACGGTTGCCAACTCGTTCCGGGGAGACGTGCTCATAGGTGGCCGGATCCTTAAGCACTGCACTGACATGGACCCCGCCTTTGTGGGCGAATGCACTTTTCCCAACGAATGCTTGGTCGTTCCGAAGGGGGAGATTGGCAAGATCAGCCACAAAATGGGCAATAGTAGTAAGCCGTTTCAATCCGGCCTCCCCGATCGTGGCGTGACCAAGCTTTAGCTCGAGATTCGCGATAACGGAGATCAAATTTGCGTTTCCACAACGCTCCCCGTACCCATTGATACAACCTTGGACGTGAGTACATCCTGCCTCGACGGCCGCTAGGGCATTCGCAACGGCAAGATCAGAGTCATTGTGCGAATGAATACCAATCACTCCGGTAAAGTGCGACCGAACATCACGAACGATTTCCGCGAGACTGTGCGGAAGTGTACCGCCGTTCGTGTCACAAAGGCACAAGACGTCTGCTCCAGCATCCTTCGCCGCCCGAAGAGTCTTTATGGCATAGTCTGGGTTGCTTTTGTAACCATCGAAAAAATGCTCCGCGTCATAAACCACTTCTCGCCCATGACGCTTGAGGAACGCCACAGTATTCGCAATAAGTGTTAGATTGTGGTCCAACGTGATTCCAAGAACACGGGTCACGTGGAAATCCCAAGTCTTGCCAAAGATTGATATTGCCGGGGTCTCGGCCCGTATCAATTCTTGAATTGAAGGATCTGCTCCAACCTCATACTTAGCGAAGTGAGTTGAGCCAAACGCCACAAGCTTTGAATGTCGAAGGACCAGTTCATTTTTCGCGCGAGCGAAGAAGTCCTTATCTTTGGGGTTAGAGCCGGGCCAACCCCCCTCGATGTAGTCAAGACCCAGGACATCCAATTCCCTCGCGATCGTCAACTTGTCGTCAACTGAAAAAGAAACGGATTCCCCTTGGGTTCCGTCGCGAAGTGTGGTGTCAAAGATCGTAATCTGCATAGGAGGTAGGCCCGGCAGCGAACTAGGCCTGCGGGATTCCTGCTTCCTTCTTCTTTTTAAGGAAGGGCATCATCGAGCGAAGCTCCGCACCGATCTTCTCAATCGGGTGATCCGCATTCGCTTCCCGCATGGCAAGGAATCGCTTCCGCCCGCCATCTTCGTTTTCCGCTATCCAGTTGCGTGCAAACGTTCCGTCCTGGATTTCGGCCAAAATCTTCTTCATCTCCACCTTTGTCGCGGCATTCACCACGCGTGGGCCACTTACATAATCGCCATATTCGGCGGTATCGGAGACAGAGTAGCGCATATATCCTAAACCGCCTTCGTAGATCAGATCGACGATCAATTTGAGCTCGTGCAAGCATTCAAAGTAGGCGATCTCTGGTGCATAACCAGCTTCTGTTAGGGTCTCAAATGCTGCTTTGACAAGCTCACTAACCCCACCGCAGAGCACAGCCTGCTCTCCGAATAGATCGCTCTCGGTCTCCTCTCGGAAGGTCGTTTCGATGACGCCAGCCTTCGCGCAGCCGATGCCTGCGGAGTAGGCTAGTGCATTTTGGAGAGCATTTCCCGTCGCGTCCTGTGCAACTGCAACTAGTCCTGGAACTCCGACACCCTCAGTAAACAATTCGCGGACCCGGTGCCCCGGAGATTTCGGCGCGACCATCGATACGTCCACATCCGCAGGTGGTGTAATGGCCTTGAAATGAATGCTAAAGCCGTGAGCAAACATCAGAGTTTTCCCAGCGCTCAAATTGGGAGCGATCTCAGTCCGATACAGTTCGCCTTGAATGTGGTCACTAACCAAAATCATCAACGTGTCAGCGGCTTTTGTCGCTTCGGCGACAGTCAGGACTGTTAGCCCCGCAGCCTCCGCCTTGGCCCAACTTTTCGATCCAGGATAAAGCCCGACGATAACGTCGCATCCGGTATCACGCAAGTTCAGTGCGTGCGCGTGGCCTTGGCTACCGTAACCGACGATAGCATACCGCTTGCCCTTCAGTAAGGACAAGTCCGCGTCATTCTCATAATATCGTTTCAACATGATTAAGCGACTCCGTTCTTTTCTTCTACCAACACTGCCTCGCCGCGGGAAATGGGAGGTGATAATCGTAGCTTCTTCGAATCGAGCGAGACTGTCACTGCCCCGGAGCGAGTGACCTCGATCTCGCCATAGCTTTGCATGATACTTATAAATTCATCGAGCTTTTCGATATCACCTGTTGCCTCTAAGGCAAAACCCTCTACGGTAGAGTCAACGACACGAGCGCCGAAGATCTCAGACTCCTTTAAAATAGCCGTGCGAGATTCTTGGGGAGCGCGGACCCTCATCAAGACCATCTCCCGAGTGACCGCTGGGCCTTCCGTAAGATCGGTTGCCTGCAGGACGTTGATCAATTTGTTCATTTGCTTGATCAGCTGCCGGCGTCCATGCGGCTCAATATCTACCGCAATCGTCATCCGGGAGAGACCGGAATCGAGAGTGCGGGCTACCGTCAAACTCTCAATGTTGTAACCACGAGCGGTCAGCAGACCGGTTACGCGCATTAGCGCTCCGGTCTTATTTTCCATGAGCAAGGAGATAATTTGCAACATCTCAATTTCCTTTGAACTATACCACTGAACTAGACTGTATTGGGCCTAAGACCATTTCGTTAAGAGCCCCACCCGACGGGACCATCGGATACACGTTTTCAGTCGGTGTCACCTTAACATTGAGTAGATAAGGACCGTTGTATTCAATGGCTTCTTGCAACGCCGCAGCCAATTCAGATGGATGCTCGATAGTCCGCCCTTTAAAGCCATAAGCACCGGCCAACAAAGACGGATCAGGGAAACTATCCAGGGTAACTGAGCTCAATCGGTTGTTATAGAAGAGCTCTTGCCACTGGCGAACCATGCCAAGGTATCCGTTATTCATCACTATGATTTTGACCGGAAGACCATAATTCATCAGAGTCGCCAATTCTGGCAGTGACATCTGAAATCCCCCGTCACCAACAATGGAGAATACAAGTTGATCCGGATTGGCGAACTGAGCACCGATCGCAGACGGTAGGCCAAATCCCATCGAGCCTAGGCCACCGGAGTTGATCCAAAGACGGGGGGCGTTGTAGCGAATGAGTTGAGCCGCCCACATCTGATGTTGGCCAACGTCGCTAGTAATAATCGCCTTACCCCCAGAAATACGATCAATTTCTGCCATTAAGTGCTGGGGTTTGATTTCCGTAGTCGAATAGACGGGGACCAATGGATTTTCTTCCTTCCACTCTCTGACCTGCTTCCACCAAGCCTTGAGCCCGGTACGCTCTAAGTTACCCGATTCCGTTCGAATCTCGCGGATCACGGAAGTCAACTTGGGGAGTACCCGTTTTAGGTCTCCGACGATCGGCAAATCAGCGTTTCGGTTCTTCGAGATTTCAGCGGGGTCGATGTCGACGTGGATAATTTTGGCGTGCGGCGCGAACGCCGCTAAACGTCCTGTTACCCGATCATCGAACCGAACCCCTAAAGCGATCAGTAAGTCGGCGCCGGACATTGCCATATTAGCCGCGTAGCTACCATGCATCCCTGGCATGCTGATAAAATTGCGATGCTCGCAGGGAAGACCACCTAACCCCATCAGGGTGCAAACCGTTGGCGCGTCCACCGCTTCCACCAGTTCGCGAAGTTCATCGTGCGCGTTACCTAAGATGATCCCGCCGCCGGCGTAAATCATCGGCCGCTCTGCCTCCAGGATCATCTGCGCGGCCCTGCGGATTTGTCCCGTGTGGCCTTCCGTATATACCTTGTAACCGGGAAGGTGGATCGAGTTCACTGGCTCATATTGCGCGTTACCCATGAACACATCTTTGGCTATATCAACGAGTACCGGTCCTGGCCGACCTGACGCTGCGATGTAGAAAGCCTCATGGATAACGGACGGAAGATCTTTGATATTCTTTACCAAATAGTTGTGTTTGGTCGCAGATCGAGTGATCCCAAATGTGTCGGCTTCCTGGAAAGCATCTGTCCCAATTAGCTTCGTAGAAACTTGCCCGGTCAACGCGACGATAGGGATTGAGTCCATCATGGCGTCCACCAATCCGGTCACCAAATTCGTCGCTCCGGGACCCGAAGTCGCACAACAAACGCCGACTCGGCCGGTGGAACGAGAGTACCCTTGCGCAGCAAACGCCGCGTTCTGTTCGTGTCGGACCAACACGTGCCGAATTGGGTGATCATACAAGGCATCGTAGAAGGGAAGCGTTACGCCACCCGGATAGCCAAAAATTACATCAACACCTTCCTGCGATAAACATTCAAGCAGGATCTTTGCACCATTCATCAATTGAGACATCGGTATAGCTCCAGATACCAAAAAAGAACCACCGGTCAGGTTTCCCCGCCGGTGGCCTTTAGATTCCGTTAGGAGTCCGTTGCCACTAGGCGGTTACCGTAAGGATAACCCCAACAATGGCATCTACTACATTGACCTTGGAAAGGGGTCGCCAGCCTCGGTCAATAGTGTAGAAACGGCTCACTCCTTGAGGATAGAGCAAAAGCGATCTAAATGCAAGATGCGTTCTTGATAAATAATCTTTATGAGATTATGCGCCGTGCCTGGCACTTCGGCGCGAAATCCGGGAATTCGATGGGGAGTACCCGATCAAGCAGAACTGGTCGAGCGCAAAGAGAACGATCGACTCCACTCCTGCCGCCATCGCCATGTCAACTTCCTTTCGCCACGTAGTCGTCGAGTCGCCCGGCCCCACTAGAAAGGCGCTTTGCGATCGGAGGAATCCTTTCGAAGAGGGAAACTCAACAGAATACTTAGATTTCTTTAGATTCCGGTCGAAGGTGAAGCTAAAGCTCTCCGTCTTCAGAACGTTGATCTTCGCCGGCGTCCACTCCGCGTCTGGATAGTTGACGATTCGCCCCCAAGCTGTGTCATTCACGTCCGTCGGGTACAGAACTTCATAGCGGCAGTTTGGGTGCGCCGCCTTAACAAACCCGATCAGCTCGTCGGTGTACTCGCCAATCAGAGCAGGCAAGAGGACACTCTCCTCCGGGTACAACCCGGGATCCACATATTGATTTTGAATCAACCGCATAGGAAAGCCGTACCTCGCCTGGAAGCTGTCGATCGTATACTGGTCATAATAAGGCATGCTGATCCCCGTGGAGATCCCGAATGGACCAGGAAAATACCACCACTGCACCTCACCCAGCTGAAGGTAAGGAACCAAACCGATTTCGGCCATAATGTCGGCCATCTGCTTATGGACCCGCTTCCAGTATTGCCTGGCGGTAGGCGAAAAGTTCGTCTGAAGTGCCGGTGTCGTCAACAGACACGGTTCCCCATCCGAGTATCGCTGGGCCAATCCGGCCTCCGGCGAAGGATCTCCATGCTCGAGTTCCGTTGAAAAGGCTGCTGTAACGTCTAGGCCGTATGATTGACATGTCCTGCAGAATTCTCTCGACCAGTCGCGACAAGCCCGATTTATGGTCTGCCCTGTGACGGTGTCGGTCGTCCAACGTCCGTCGACTCCTCCCTCCAACGTGGCGCTGCTCAGGTCCAGTAGGAATCCCCCCGTCGCGGGCGAACCTCCAAGTGTGATGGACTCTCCGATTTGGCCCATCTTTCGGGAATAGATCGACAACCGAGTTCCGGACGCTTCCGCTCGGATGGCCGTATAGCCGCGATTGAACTCGAGTTCGAATGCTTTGGCAATTCTTTCCGCGGTATCGCCGAACAGATTCAGGTGGCGAACGGTGATCGTCGATGACGGCTCACCCAAAGTTCCAATCGCGATCTCGCTGTATTCGCTTGGAGTCGGTACCCCAATGAAATCGATCGTCGCTGAAGCGTACTGGTGACCTTTACGGTAAAGTTCGTAAAAAATTAACGCGCCTACATAGTGATTCACTCTTCCACGAAAGCCGAGGGAGTGAATCATCCACGCCGTGCGCTCAGCGGGAACCGCCAGCGAGTGATCCGTATCCCAGTCCGTCGCCAGCGTCAACTTTTCGATTGCAGGCAAATTGGCCACCGCTTCTGCTGGGATCGCCACCTCCAGGAAATCGAACCAAAATCGTCTGCCCGATGTACCGTTATGGGTGATGTACACCGTGTGCTCACCAGCCCCATACCCTCCTATTGGCAAGCGAAGCAGTCGATCCTCCAGTTTTCGTCGAAGATTGAACACCTTCACTGGACCATCATCGACTCGAAACGCAATGTTTGGAGCCTGATCGAGCAGGCGCGTGCCAAGGTACAACTCGTGGTTCTGCCCAGATCGGTACCGGATCACTAGGCGATCTCCATACTGCTCGACCCAACGAATTGTCCCGCCAGAATAGTTGCCTCGAACCTCAGGCCCCCAACTCGAACCATAATACTCAACCGTTTTCGACGAGTTCTCAATCCGTCGAGAACCCGGTCCAGCAACCCGATAACGGCGGGCAGAGCCCGTAACATTCCAGTTATCTAGATGAACCCGAAACTCGCTCCTTTCAAACTCTCCACGCTGAAAGTCAGTTGCATAAGTCCAGCGCATCTTTCTGACCCGATTCATTGGGACAGGGTTGCCGCTCTTGTCCTCGATTGCGGAGAAGTCCAGCGCTACTCGCCATTCCGACGGAGAAGTCCCCCCCGCGAAATATTGCGCCTCGACGTCCCAGGCTTCTGACCCACCTGGCGTGACGTGCCCGTAAGCCCCCAACCGATTACCATTAGACCCGGTCGTCGATTCGGCTAACAGCTGACGCACCCCCAGGCCGTCTTCTCCCACGTAAGTCAACGTGATTGTCGTTCCAGTTCGACTGGCAATCATATTAACGGAGAATGCATTGACACTCGCTGTGATCGCTTCCGCAACATCCACCAAAGTGTCCGTCGCATAGCAAACATGGGTATGATATTCACTCATCCATGCCAATCCAACCGCATCACCTGCCGTCACCGAACCTTGTAGAGTAAACGTAGCGGTAGCGGGAGTGTAGGCTCCCGCAATCGGCACAGCGTAGCGCTTCAGCGGGACTTCGTAATAGCTCTCCATATCATCGATTACCGTGTCATCCTCCACCCAAACGCGCAGAAATGGCCATCCCACCGTGGGATAGATCTCGGAGTCCATCGGCAAGCAGTTCTCCCGCGTCTCATCGTAGCTAAGGAAGAGTCCACTCAGGTCACCGTCCGGAAGGTTCCGAAACAACGGATGTTCCCAAACGTTATCTCGGTCCCACTCGATCACGCACCAATCGAACTGCTGCCGCCATGTCCCCGAAACCGTGAAGCCCGAAGCCGTCGCTTCACTCATCGCCGCAATCGCCGACGGCCTTTCGAAGTAAACCTGTAAATCGCGATCGGGCCTCAGCTTCTCTAGATACTCAGCCATCGTCTTGCGCTCCTTTGTTCCAGTCGAATGTTACAGTCGAATTGTCACTGTCAGATCACTTCCTGGAGTGCTCTCCGCCGTTTGCGCTACGCCTTCAATCTCCAGCCTTAACCTCGCTCCTGTCCGCAGCGGAGCCATTCCAAATCCGTCGACTCTGTTTGAAACCGTCTGCCCGGCTGGAATCGTTAACCTGCAAATCTCGTCCTCATCCTGTCGGAGAACCAGCACGATTGGACCAAGCATCGGCGCGCCGCCTACGACTGCGAAAAGGTCCCGCATCACCAGTGGCGATTCAACCAGAAACGGTGGCGTCGCATCTTCCTGAATCGCCAGCCATCCCTCAACCTGCAGTGAGATCTGGCCACCCTGCAACGTCCTCAATCCGTAGTCAACGGTCCCCGTTACGTTTCGCTTCGCCACTTCCGAATTCCCGCGACCATTCGTCAAGTAAAGGTCCGCCGCGGCAACCCTCATCCCAGGCAAGTGTGAGTTAAACGAAAAGCTTCCGCTGGCCGGTGATCCAAAAAAGTCCCGCCCAAAAGGTAGGATATGAGTCCTCTGGTCCAAGGGATAAACCGTCGCCCCAACAGCGTGAATTTCGATCAACGAACCATGGGAACCTCGCACCGCCTGCACCAAATCCCCACCAGCGGATACTGTCGTAACCACTAACAACTCGCCGTCGATTTGGAACAGTTGTCCAACCGAAAGCCGACCGGCAATTGAGACCAAGATCGTGTTATCCACCTCATCAATGGCTTGGCTCAAAACGACAGATGATGGGCTCTGAAGCTCATCCCAATACCGCAACACCAAGGTTCCGGCCGAAATCGTTCGCGTGTTGACCAGCGAAGGGAAACCAATCGAATGCACTTCAATCGTACCGTCACCGACTGAACTCATTGAGAACGATGGTGTTGGAGCCACATCCACATCAAGTTGCGCCGCGCTGGCCCCCAGAATCCGCCATCGCGTAACTGGCGACAGCTCCGGAAGGCACTCTCGATCATTCGCATTCGCCGCGCGACCCGTAACTTGGACCGTCGCTCCTTCTCGATTCGGAACCTCGAATACGGCCGGGCTCGTAGACGTCGTGGCCCCTCGCACCCAACTCGGTTCCACAATTGACCACTTGCTCGTCGCATCAGGTACCACCGCCCAAGCTGCGCTCAAAACGCAACTCGTCTCCGAATTGCTCTCGATCCTTCTCTCCTGTCCCACCCCTCTGCCGCTGACAATTCTTACCGTCTTTGATCGCCATTCATTGACCATCATGTTCAAGCCAGGATGACCGATCGCCCCGGAACTGACGATCCCCGCCGTCCGCTCGCCCTGCAGCTCTAACCGCCAATAGAAATTCGCGTGCGAAAAATTTTCGTCCGGCGGTGACACAAAGCCATCGGCCTCACCATCGTCAGAGTAAGTCAACGCGATGGGTTGGTTCACTGCAATCCGCGCCATCTGATGAGGATTCGTGCCTCGGTACACATGAAACGAATTGGTCCCTGAGCCGAAACTTAGGCCACTCAGCATAACTCGATTCGTATCCGTCCCTGCCGGGATTACGGCCCGAACAAGGAACGACGTTGCACTCTCGCGGCCTTCGCTATCGAGCCCCGTGAGCGCATAATAAAGGACCTGATCGCCCCTCAAAGACCCGCCCGCTGCTTGCGACACCGGGGACAGCGCCAACAGCGGAATCCCCGACTTCGTCGTCTCCGGTCTCGTTGGCTCTGTGAAGCCAACTGAGATTTCAACACGAGCCGAGCCGTCTGTTCCTTCCGCGTAGGTCTCGCTGATTGTAAACTGAGCGATCCCATCCCCATCGAGCATATTTCCAACCAACGGCCTGGGCACGCCCAATTCATAGCGGGGCTGCCTTCCCGATGACTCCGCCCCATTGCCAGCCGTCTGAACATACCAATCGTCTTCGTGCTGCTGCATGGTCAGTTGAACAGTGCGGAAGTTAAGTCCCGGCGTGATGCGACTGATCCGGAATAATTGTCGATCCATACCCTGCTTAGCGTAAGTCATTGTTACTAAATCACCCGGCTTGAGCCCGATCGCTTTCACCGATGTCTCGAACTCCAGATAAACGTTGCCTCGCACACTCTTGAGCAAGTGCAGCTTCGTCATCCGTGCCGCCTGATCGAAATTAGCCAATCCGAGCGCGGGAAGAGCGGCGCTCGTCTCTTGTCCGGCCGTTACAACATCGTTCAAATCCAGCAAGGAGAAAGAGTCCTGTTGATACTCATTGAACGAGTCTTGGAACTCCACACTGAAACGATTCGGCGTATCTGCGGAACTTCTCGCGTACATCCTGAGCTTGGGCTCGCCGATTGCTCCTCTCACAATCGAACTCTCATCAAACTCGTAGGCCGGCCAACCGCCCAGTAGCTCTTCGACCGAATTTGTTCCTGAAGAAGCCTGTGCCTGTTGAACTCCAATCGTCGACTCCTGCCGTAGCTGCAGCTTACCTCCCACCCCAAAAGTCAAGAACAAGCCAGCGCAATTCCGAATCCCGCGGACAACCTCCGCCGCGCTCCGACGCCTACGGAGCGCAAGATTGCACTGGAACCGAGGGATCAGCACCGAGTTTCCGTGAAGATCAAACGCCGAAATCTCATCGGCGCAATAGAGGGCCGTTGTCCCGAAGCTCGCTAGGTCAATTTCGTCCTCTCGCCATCCACTCCGCTTCAGAACATCGAGCATCACCCAGGCCGGATTGTTCGTAAAGAGGTCAGCTACAAACTCTCCGTCTGCATCATACGTCGGTAACTCTGCTCCTTCGACCAGAACCTGTACCCGAGGTATCGATCTGCCATCCTGAACCCGATTCGGAACTACCACTGAAACGTAAGCCATGCTACCGTAGGGATCACCCAGCGCCTCTCCATTACCATCCGTGAAATTGAGGTTGAACGCCCCGGTTCGATTGCCTCTACCTACCAAGTGGTACCATCCGGTCGACGTCATATTCGTTCCGTCAACCGCCAGCGGAATCTCAACGTCATTGACGACTACCTTCAAGACCCCGCGTATCTCACCAAGGGCGACCAATGCTTCCATCCGAGTTAGATTTCCGTCATTCCGCGCCAGAGTGATCGGCGGCTGCACCCAGCAAGTTCCGTAGACGAGCGGCACAAAATCGTTGTACTTCGCCTCATTGGTCTGCACTGCGCTCGTCGAGTATCCCTTGTCGCCGTAACCGCGAACAAGCGTTGTCGACGGTACAAATTCTATTCCACCGAAGCGACGCGTGATTTGTACATGGGAGTCAGTACTAAACATCCCCCGCTCTTCACACGACTTACGCGTATAATCGCAACTCGTAAACGGTGCGGTCCCATTCAGATTCCCAACGCCCCCCGGCTCACCGGCCGAATACCCGCAGCGAAAGAATGGAGAATGGCTGGCTCGCGGCCCACCGGTAATTGCCTCAATTCGATTCGCCTGCATTGCGGGAAACAGCCATGGGCATCGCTTCTGAATCCTCACGTCGGGCAGTAGAACTCTTTGAAAGTTAAGCCGATTGTTGAACGATACCTGAAATGTCGACTCCCGAATCTGGTCTGGAGAATTGCCAATACCCCGAAATAGGGTGACCGCTTCGGTCGAGGCCACACCGCTTGCTAGGTTCACGAAGACAAACCGGGCCGTCAAACGGGATCCCTTGAATCCTACCCCTCGTTCCACTTGGGAGTACCGCGAATCTGCGTTCGCCAGCACGACACTTACTTTCGCCGACGTGTCTATCCCGTCCTCCGAGTAGGCCTTGATGTCAAAGCCAGTGTGCTCGATGAGTCGGGCATCGTAGCGGTTGCCCTCAAACGTCACCTGATGCGTCGCCCAATAATGGTGTTGGCCGTTTCGCAGTTCGCAGTCAAACAGCAGCACTGGAGTTTCCAGGATCTCCAGCTCTTTCATCTCGTGAATCGTCAGCATAGGGTTCGTCCAGTAGCCGCGGAGCGTTAAGCTAGGCGGGCAAAAAGCTTGATGTTTGTGCTGTTATCGTCCACTCCTCGCGCTACCCGCGAGAACGTATCCGCCGCAAATCGTACTTTCGAATACACGCCATGGCGTGAGGCCGTCTTTCGGTAACCCGTTGCTGCCGGCTGCGCATCCACTTGTGCCCCCACTGCCTTTACGACCGAACCCGCCGATTGTTCCCAGCCGAAACCGATCGACTCCGTCGACGATGGAAGCTCTACGCTCAACGAAAACCTCTTCCAGAGCTGATCAACCACCACTAATTGCGACTGGCTAAACCCGCCAGATGTCGCCAGCAGTGTCAACTGCGTCGGAGCGACGGCCGAAAGCCAAATGCTCAAGCAGTATCGATAACCGCCAGGCGCTGCGATTGCCTGAACCGCCGCCTGGGCCGCGCCTGCTGAATTCTGCAGGCGGCTCGCGCGTAAGGTCCCCCATGGGTCTAGCTCCCCGCCGGTGACGCTGAGTAGCGGACCTCGAGTCCAAACCGGTTTCGAGAAGTCTTCACTCCATTGGAGAAGGTTCATCGCTGGATCCAAAAATCCAAACGTTTCTCTCCTGCCCTCGCGTTCGGCGAAGAACTCCTCCAATCCAGTCATCTCATCGTCGGTCAACCCATTGAGTTCGAGCTCGATCTCGAGGCCACTGCCGCCCGAGTCAAACGCCTTGATCTGTCTTCCATCGCGCATCCGATTCACCGCCGAACGGAACACCTGTCTCCGCCTAAGCGGATACTGGCTCGCGACACCTGTCGATAATTGTGGGAAAAAAGCCATTTCGTTCCTACCGAACCTGCCGGATTCTAAGATTGGTTCGACTGTCCTGAAACTCGAGAAATTCGGCCAGGATCTCTTCGTTTTCGAACTGACATTCGGGGTATTCCGTTCCGTCCCAAGGATCCGTAAACGAAAACGTACCGAATTCGCCCTGTTCTTGGGCATAAAATGCCTCGATGCGTCCAAGTTCGTCTTCGTCCAGATTCGCCAAGCGAATGGACCACCGCAACAGAGCGCCCGAATAATTACGATATCGTTGTTCACTGCCGTCGACAAACTGAATGATCTCTGTCGAAAACAGCCGGCCCCGTTCCCCCGGATACTGCATCACAGCCCCGGTCTTTAACAATGGAAAATCGCTCATAAGTCATTCACCACATCGTTTAGAGAGTGAGAGTGCAACATCGCCTCTCGCACCGCCCGGGCGATATCATCGCTTCGATCCATAAAACTCTTACTGTCCATTGCACTAATGTTGACCGTAATGTTCTGGATCGCCCCACTGTTTCTATTCCCCCCAACAGAAGCTTGCGGTTCTGAGGCCGTCAGCATCGGAGATAGAACGCGGGGCTGATCGCCACTGCCCCGCGCGATCGAATACAGGTTACCTTCAGGCGAAAGCCCAGCCTCAGCCCTGATCGGCTCAGGCAGAGCGAAACGCTGAAGCGCCGGCTCGGGCGACTTGTCTCCCGAGCTGCCGAATAGCTTTGCGATGCCTCCAATCAAAGGGCCAAGAGTCAGCCCTTTCAACAGAAAGCTACCAGCGCTCTTCGCAACATCAGTTCCAATGCCAGTCGCCTGGCTTCCTCGGGCCGTCGATTCAATGGCTAGCGTATTCGCCCGAGTCGTCTCCACCTGCTGCTGGGCAATGCGCACTAAGTCGGCGATCTGCTTACTCAACTGATCAGTAGCCTCCCGACCTTGCGCAACGCCTGCGGATGCCAACGGATCCGTCGCCCCACTCGCCGCGCCGCTTCCGCCTGCAAGGAGGCGCTCCATGTCGTTTGTGTAATTATCGGACGCCATTCTCTCGCTCCTTTAACAACTCACTCTCAAGTACCGAAAACGCCTCAACTGCCTTGGCCGAGTACTGACTCAACTCTTGCTTTCCGCCCAATCGCCAAACATGAAACGCCTCCAGCCAACTCAAGCTATCGGCGCTTATAAAGCTTCGTGGGCACTCCTGGCTAACCACCGCACCCCGCAACCAGACCGGGGCCCGGCTCACCGGTTCGATCTGAAGAAACCCACAATTCCGCTTCTTTTCCAAGCCCTGTCTCCGGCAATCGTCGCACCTCCACGCGGCTTGGTTCGCGAACTGAAAATGAAAGGCGACGGTTAGTTTTTTCTCTCTTCCTCGCTCAGAAAACATTGCTCCCGCACTGCTTGCGCGATTTCTCGACATAGCGCTTCGGGTCCGGTCGCGATCAACCGATCGACATCCGCCACCACACCGTCGATCTCCAATCCTTCAATGGAAACCAACCCCCATCGGACATAGAGCGATTCGATCGAACTGCTGATTTCGGCGGCCATTAGCTTGTCCTTCGGTTCGCTCCCCGCTTCACTGAAGGCCAAGCCTACTCCCTCAACTCGGATTCGGTGCACTAACTCCATCCGTCCAGCCAATGACATCTTTCGAACGGAAAACGCGACACCCGGACTTGCTTGTGATAGTCTCTTTACACAACTCTCGTAGTTCATGGTCGCGTTCCTTAAGCGAATGCAATCCGAATTTCATCATCGAGTGAGCCGTTCGCCTGGCTAAGCCCAAACGACCACTCAACTCTCGGATTTCGGTCGTCAAACTCTGGGACTTCCGGAATTACGTTCGGCATGTAAATCCCGCAAAGCTGGCCGGGCTCTTGACCCAGTTGCAGCATCACCGAAATCGGCTGCCGAGCCTTCCCAGCCGCGTATAGATCCTTCGTCGCCGCATCATCCTGCTCCAGAATCCGGAAACGCATACCCACCTCGCGCTCACCGGCCGCCATACAACGAGGACCGTCAAACCCAAACTCACGCTTCCGCATGTCGACGTTATTCCGCACAACTACTTCCGCCTCGGTCAACGTGAAAAACTGCGTCGGAGTCGCGCCCATCCAGACTTGCCCGATATGACCGGGTATGATCTGATACCCAATCTCACTTACCGCTGGCTCCTCTGGAAACTGAGTCAAGGCCGCGACTCCGGAGCTGAAGGACGTATTGTCGAGGAGGTCTCTTGCCTCGCCTTGAAACTCGAACTCATGATAGTCGCCGTTCACTTTGATTTTCATCACATCCACCGAGGCACCGGCGATGATTCGTTGAACCGCCGTCGCCGGACTCCAATAGTCGAAGATCGAAACACTCGGCAACTGAGTCGCCGGCGCGTACGTGATCGTGGGGTTCAGCGGAGCACCCGTCGCCGGTGATACCGAAAACGGCGCATTCAGCTGAATCGTCGTCGCATTCACCACCGATTGAACAAACCGAATCTCGCTGCCAAAGCTGATTGCTTGACCCTTGGACAACCCATGGGGACCTCCCACGGTAATGTTGTTCCTCGCAGTCGAAGCCACAATCCCACCAGCATTGATCACCGGTTCAGCCCCAAGGGCTCCCCGGAGCATCGGCCCATATGGGGGTTCGCCTGTCGTCTCACCCCAGTTCGTAAGGTACGTCTCCAGGCGATAGTCCGTTCGCCGCCGTACCCCGGACGGCATCGCCGCTCGGGATCGGCTCCCCGACTTGTCGCGCCTCCGCGCTACGATCGTGTCGTGTCGAATCGCTAACTTGATTGCAGGTATGCGATTGGCGGCCGTAACGCTCGCCACGTTCCCGAAACTGCCTTCGAGAGCCGCGTAAAATCGATTCTGGTTTGATGAGATGTAACAAGCCATTGCCTTTCCCTCTATTTGCTAATCTGGACTTCGAAGGTCGCTTTCGCTGTCTGCACGAAGTGTTTCCCGCCAAGCTTCACGGGGCTAAAACTGATTTGGTAACCGCCGGTATAGAACTGGCCGTCTCCCCAATCACCTCGACTCGCGTCCAAAGTTTCGATCAGCGCATCGACATATAAGTGCGCTTTTTGCTCAATCCCCTCTAAACGATCGTGAGTCACTCGAACCTCGACTGACATCACGGCCGTTCCAGAAAACTGCCGAAACTTCTCACGAAGTGTATTGTTAAGCTTTTCGCAATAAATGTAGTAAGTCGGATACAACGCTCCCGTGGCTCTTTCCGCCAGATCCGCCGCTACATTTTGCGCCACAATTTGCTGATCGCTCAATTGTGCGAATGTCTGCCCATTTGCCTCGCTGACCGCCGCCAGCCCCTGCGCTAAACCCGTCGGCGCTCGCAAGAGAGCCTCGATCTTCTTCACTGCCAACACTGCCAGTTGTGCCATCGGATTATCCTCGAAACACTACAGTTGATCGACGCAGATATTGGTCCGGTACCTGCCCCGTGCCGGGACGAATGCCCGCCGCAGGCGCGCCCGCTGGCATCTGCCACGTACTACCTAAGGCCAGAAGGCCAACATTCTGGCGTTCGACCTGGTCATCGCTCGTACCGAGATAGACGTTCCATCCCCGCGCCGTTCGCGGTGCCCCAACGGCGCGGACCGTCAGCGCTGAACCCTCGGAGGTGTTGAAGGAACTCGCCAAACTAGGGAGGCTTTCAACTCCAAGGTCGTCCGTCCAGCTCACCTTCACGAACCAAGTCAATGCCGCCTGGGTTCCCAACGTTTGTCCCACTATCGGAAGCGTCGGTCGCGGCAGCGGGGCATACACCAGCCCCACCCCAATTTGATACAACAGTTCGGAAGCTTTGGCGGCCAGTGCCACGTAAGTCTCCCACTTCGACTTGTAACGGTCATTCAGCTGCTGGTGATGTGCATCCCGAAAGGCGACCGCCAGAGTGTGCAAAATATGCCATTGCCGAAGTGGGTCCGTAGCCACCACGTTCGCCAAGCCGAACGAGACACCGCCTGGCGTCCGGACCAAAAAGCGTTGCAATTCAAAACCTATCTCCAGCGCCGCCACCGTCCCCTTCGCCACTAAATCGATGCCTTCGGTCGTTGCGGTGCTGAAAATGGACGTCTCGTACGGCGAGAGGTCCATCGGTTCAGAAGGATTCCCATCTACGAAGAGAGCCATGTGAGTGTTCCTTACCCTTTACGGGGCTGTAGTGATTTCCATTCGTGTTCGCTGACTAAAGTCACCTGAACCCGTTGTGCAAGCGCCGCTTCCTGGCGAAGTTTGTGCCCCTCGGCCTGCTCGAGTCGGTAGAACTCCACCTCATCCGGCGTTGCCAGACGCGCCTTCTTCTCCACAACGAGGCGGGCCGCTACGCCCTTTGGCACTTCAGAAATGACGCCAGCTTTGCCGCCGTCCCCAGTCGGGCGGCTCACGATAAGCGCGTCCTCGCCTTCGATCGTCTCTTCCGTCGCCGCCACTTCGGCGTAATAGTGTCTAAGGTCCATATCTTCTCCTTTGTCGACTAACCAGAATCCGGGGCGGCCGAAGCCGCCCCAGCACTTACGAACTAGCTGCGGACCTGAACACCAAAGTTGTTGCGCAACACCGCGACTCCGTACAAGCAGTCGACGGTGAATTGCTGGGCCAACGTGTTCGGCTGATAGCTCATCATTACGCGCATACCGAAGTTCCCGAGTTCGGAATACTCAGCAATCGCGCCGGTGCCCGGCAACGGCTGCGGCAGCCGACGGACACAGAGACCGATAGAATCCTTGGCAAACGCCAGGTTCTGGGTCGTAGCCGGCCCGGCGCCCGTCTTGGCCACAAACTGCGAGCGGAAGACAAAGAAGTCCTTCAACTTGCCGACCGTCCCATCAATCATGGCCCGAACGCCGGCTTCACCCGCCGTATTGTACTCGGAGAAGCGCGGAATCTGACGAAGCTGCGAATAAGTGCTGCCATCCACAACAAGATACTTCTGGGCGGAAGTCGGCACTTTCGCATTAAACAGAGCCGTTTCCGCCTCGTCCACTAACCCTTCGGTAAGAGGAGAACCAGCGAATCCCAGCGGAGTATTCGCGGTGAATTGCGAATAGAGCGCCAGAATATCAGACTCAATTTTCTCGGCGAGAGCCACCACGGCCGGCTCCATGTAAAGCCGCAGCAGATCCGGAACCGCCAAAACCTTGGTCACGTCCGGAATCTGGAATGTGGCCTCGGCATGGGTATTCAAGACGATCTGCGCATTACCCAAACTGGGGTTCTGCGTCGTAACCGTGCCGCCCTGAGCGATGTTGTTCGCCACCAGAGTCGGAGGAATGGGCACGTTAATCGTGTCACCAGCCTGAGCGAGCGAAGGCTCGAAGTTCCGGTTCACGAGGTTGCCCATAACCAAGTTACCCATCAGTGCGGGCAACGCGTCGGCGGCAACGAGCTTAACAAGCGCGTTCGCTACATTCGCTGAAGTAATAGCAGCCATTTCTTTTCTCCTAAAATAAAAAAGCCCCAGCCATTTCGGCGTGGGGTGTTTACGGTAAGTTTGTCGCCAGCCCGATCGGCTGGCCCACCGGACGCTGTAGCCCATTGCTCCAACGTCCCTTCTCCTGGCCGATTACCTCGATCAGAGAAGCAATCTTGGTCTAGCGGGAGCCACTGAGTTGTTGTGCAATGCGCGAAATCTCTTGCCGCGCACGCTCCAACTCGTCTTTGGGCATCCCTGGACGAATTTTGTCAATGTCGAACGATCCCAACGGTGCCGAAGACGGCGCCTTCGAACTCGTCGACGCGCCCGATCCCCCAGGAATTCGCGCGGGTAGCAACTCAGGGTTTTCATTGACGAAGTTCGTCAAGTAGTCCTTCACCGTTACCTCACCGTCCCGGGTGCGCCCCACCAGACGACCGTCTTCTGTCCGCTGAATGTCGTCCTTGACGGCACGGAAGGCTAGGTCGAGTTTCTGAACCCCCAACCGTTGCAACTCGCTTCGGATCGAAGAGCTGCGCTCTGCTTCCTCCGCAAGTTGTCTGCTCTTCCGATTCTCTTCGACGAGTTCGTTCATCCGTCGCTCGAGCATTTCGCGCCGCCGTCGCTCGTCTTCGAGTTCCGCTTTGTAGGCCGGCTCACTCTTGGACTGCTCCAGGTTCACGAACTCCCGAACGGCTTCCTGAATCAGATTCCGAAAGTCGACGCCCTTGTTCGGCCCTGTCTGATCTTGCTTGTTCTCATCCATACTCCGTCCTCCTTATTGGATCCCGCGCGTAAACCATTCATCGATTTCCCGCGCGATTGTGTCCTTCACCTCTTGCCGCTCATCGCAGAGGTACTTGAAGGCCAACTTCTTATAAACTTGTTTCGCCAAGGTCTTCGATTCGATGTTCATTGCAAGGAGTTTCGTGGCATCTTCCACCTCGCTTGCAAAGTCACCGATGTCAAATTCGTCCAAGCCAGCCACGTTGATCTGTAAGCCATCCTCACGGACGAATTCGATGGCCCGCAAGATCCGCTTCAACGCGTCCTTCACCGAGTCTCCAAATCCCCGCAGTACCTCTTGGGTGATCGCGAAATCCCGCTGCTTGGCCAACCCCGAAACCGGCCGATTGTCTCCGACTGCCGGCCCCGCCTGGCCAATCAGGTAGCACACTCGATAGATTTCATCTTTTAAGCGATGCAGGTTTTGGGCCGCAATTTCGAAAACCTTTCCCTCGGGCTCTGTCCACCCGAACCGATCCCCCGGGCCCAACTGGAGAAAATAGCTTTCCCCGACCATCTGGTCAAAGGTCTTTTCGCTGTACACTACCGGCATGGCGAACAGGCCCATCGTTAGCGCCCAACTCAGCGCGTTTGACTTGTTAAAGTGCTCAAGTTGCAGAAGCGCCGCCTTGTTCATCAGCCACATCCCGTCACTCACCTTGAGTTCAAATAGTGGAACCCGGTTGAGCTTCGCTAGGCCGTGGATTCCCTCGTCGACCAGTTCAATGGCTCCCGCTTGGCCTGACTGTGTCTTCTTGTCGCAACGCAAAAAGACCTTGAATCGTTCGCGGTCATAGTAAATCCAGCGCGTCTCCATGATCGGTACTTGGTCCTCAACACTCTCCTTCCGCGAACTCTGAGTTCTGATGACCACCCACTCGAAGGTGCCGTGCTCGTCCCGACTCCAGTTGATCACATCCTCCGGACTATAGTGAACGAGATACGCGCGGCTCGCCCCTAGCAATTCTTCTTCGGCCCTACTCGCTGCCATATGACTAGTCCGGGGGAAATCGATCAGCGTATATCCGACGCCGTATACCAGTGCGTCCGTAATCTGTCGTCGGTAGAAATCGCTGAGCCCTGTTCCCTTCCTGTCCGAATCCTCGATGAAATCACTAAAGAAGATGCGACCCAGGTCGTTCGCCCCCTCTGCGTTGATCACTGGCTCGCGCCGGAATAGAGTGGCCGCGTACCAGTCGATGATGGAACCGATGTAGTTTTCATAGAAAACACGACTCAACCGCTCACCGTAAACGTCGCCCGGTTCCTTTTGGCGCGCCACTAAATACTGAGAGGCGTTATCCTTAAACTGTTCCCCCCCAGCGTATAAATCTCGGTAGCGCTTCCAAAGTAGTCGCTTCGCCTTAAATTCCAGATGTTCCTGGTCAATCGTCGTAACCATTCGATTCTCCCTTTGAGTTTAGAAACCAGGCAGTCGCCGGTTCTGTAAGCCAACTGTCCCTCGGTCCTGATTCCCGAGAACCTGCCAAACTAAGTACCCGAGGGCGTCAGACATATGAGTCCGCTTCGAGTCCTTTCCTTTATCGATAATCATGGTTCCATCCTGCAGACATACTTGCTCGAGGTCCTTTATCAACTCCACGCAGGCGGGGTCGACAATTAGCTTTCTATCTCCCGCCGCGTCCAGAAGCTTTGTGTTCATCAACACCACTCGCTCCCGAACAGCCGGATTCTGGGGCGGAAGTTCCACTTTCACTCGTTGAATGTTGCGCATTCGGAAAAACTTGCTGATCGCCTCTCCGTCTCGAGGTCCCGTCGTCTTCATCGAGTTCCCTGAAGCATCTCCGTAAACCGTCAATCCATGGCAATTAGGATAACGGCGCAAAAATTCCTCACAGGCATCCCAAGTTGTCGCTCTGGCGAGCGATATTTCGTCGATTACGTTGACGGAATCGCCATAGACTTGAGCGACGAGTGACGACATGGGATCGACATTAAAATCAAGCGCCCAATAGATAGGCCTTGCGAGATCGAGTTGGCAGCGCCGCACGTTCGAAGCGCGATCAAAGTTATAATAGGCTTGTCCCGCGCTAATGCTTAGATATTGGCCCAGTACTTCTTGTTGAAAGAACCGCGGGTCATAACTATGCTTCAGTCTTTCGTAGAAGTCTGGGATCTGTTCTAACAGATGGCGGTTTTCCATGGGCTGGGCCAGAACCGTTTCGTAGCCTTCGACAGGGTTCGCAAGAAATCTTTCGTACACCCAATCGAAGCCTTTCGGAGTCCAAACGGCGAATCCACAAAGCTTTCGAGCTTTGGGATCACGCAGTCGTCCCTCGAGGCGCAGCCACGCCTCTTCCGGGCAGTAAGTCAATTCATCGACGCCGAACCATGCAAGGTTGGTCCCTCGCAATCGTTCGAAGTCATCTACGCTTCGAAATACAATTCGTGAGCCGGTATCCCGCATCGTGATGCAGTTTTCCGCTTTGTTGAAATCGAACGGAAGTCGATTCTCCTCCAGTAGTTCGAATATGGTCCGCTGGGTTGCGTCCCGGAGCATTGGAAACGTTGGCGCCCCGATTAGCCCTTGGCGTCCGGGGTTCTCGTAGCTCAACCGAATTGATTCGTGACATAGAGCTAGGCTTTTCCCCGATCCGATCGATCCAGAGAAGCCTTTGAATCGAGCCTTGGCTTGGTGAAACCGCTTTTGCGACGGCAACGCGTCGTACTTGATTTCACGACGAATACTCAGGCTTCCGAATCTTGATTGTCGCTCGGTTGATCTATCCATCGGATAAGCACCTGTTTGGGACTGGTCTCCTGCTCCATGGAGTTATGGGCTTCGACAAGGCGAATGATGTCGCCGAGTGTCGCTTTCAACTCGCCTTCGCTTTCCAACTGTTTGTGCAATTTCCGTAGAGCCAACTCAACAAGTTCCACTTTGAATTTGGCGGTGACTTTTCTCTTTTTCAGCTTGGTACCTTCCATCGGTTCGCGTCTCCCTGCTGACATTTCGCCGCGTGCTTTAGTGCAGCGCCTTCTCGCAACTCAAATCTATCAAACGAATAGTGGGTGCTTTTGCTCGGCCGTTTTTCAAGTAATAGAAAACAATGGAAATATAAACCCCAACACCTTGTGAGGGACTTGCAAAACTCCGTGCAAAACGCTTGACAGGCGTGGTAGGAACGGTGGGGAGGAGCCTCGCGGGACGTGTTTCGACAGGTCGTCCTGGGCGGTTTGTTTGATGAAGAATCGCTAAGGTAAATATGTTGATTTTAAACAATAAGCGATTTTTGTATTTTTTCTTTTCGACCACTTTTCAACAACTTAGCGGGATAGGCGCAGCAGCTGATCCACCGTCAAAGCCAGCACTCCGAACATCAGATGGGTCATCACCTTGGCCGCCCCCCGCACCCTGACAAAACGGGCACCAAACTCATCCTTTAGACGCCCATTCACCCGCTCCGCCATCGTCCGCTCCCGATATCGGATCACCTCCGGCGGATCCAAAACCGGGATCGGCTTCACCCGACACGGCAACTGTGTCTTCGGCTTCGGTGGGGTCTTCGGATCAATGATCGCCACATGAAACAGTCGGGCGCTCATGGCGTGAATCGAGGCCGCGTCGTAGGCCGAATCCATCAGTTCGTATAGATGAGTCGCCCGCGCAGAGGTGATTTTCATAAGAGGAATCGCCACCTGCGAGTCATGCACACTGGCTCCGGTGAGCACGGCCGTCAAAGGGATTTGGCCGTCCCCTGTGTCGAGGTGAAGCTTGTAACCGCGCCACGAGGATTCATGCCCTTTGCTGTTGGTCTTGACGCCGATACTGCAGGTTTTGGGGATCTCTGCCAGCATCTCCACGGCGGTAGCCTGACTGTTCAATTGTTTCTCCAAACGCGTGCCTGTCCGGGCGAGACGCTCCGCGGC